TCCGTTTTCCTGATTCAGGATCCGTGATCTGTTTTCCTCGTATATACTTGTATTTATTACTTTTTTTCATCTTTTTGTTTATAATATAAATCGTCTCTTTTTCCGTATAGTTTCTGCCACGACCAGACATTCAATTTGCTTGACCAATGGTATATAAATTCTAAAAATTTTTTTTTCATTTATACTTTCTTATAGTTGTTAAAATTTTATTCATTAATTCTTCTGTTTCTCCATAGCCCTTACATTCTCCTTTAGCTGCGTTAGCTGGTCTCGTTACAAATGAAAAATTTTCTATTGAGTTATTTCTACTATTTCCATCTTCGTGTTCAACTTGGGTATAACTATCTTCAACATTAATTATTTTGTCAGTTAATTTACATCTTACATATGGATACATAATAGGTTCACCATTCTCATAATAATCTAATTCTCCAGTCCATTGATTTACTGCTTGAACTTCGCCATGTCTACTTTTTGATGTAATTCCTGGAAATACTTTTCCCCAGTATTGCCAGATTTTTGGTTCTTTTATAATCATATCAGCGCGTGTAATTTTTCTTTTGGTATCTCCATAAAAAAAATGTCTACCTTTTTTACTAACATGTGTAAAGGTATGGACAAATGGTTTTTTAGGTTTTCTTGAAGGATATATAAATCCAAAAACTTTCCTTTTAAAACCTTCGCTTCGTTTTTTATGTCGTTCTCTTGCTTTTTCCTTTTGCCCTGCTCCAGCATGATAGGAAATACTACTTTTACTAAATCCAGTTTCTTTTTTAATTTTACCATAGCTGTATCCTTTATTTCGTAATTCTATTATTTTTTCTGCTTTGCCTTCTCTAATAGATTTATTGGTTCTCATTTCCTAACCTCAATGGTCCATGGTGCGTTAGCCGTTCTCAAACCTTCCTTGCTCTCGTCCCAATATCTTTTACAAAGATTCCCAGAGCCAGCGATAAATTCATGTTGCATCTCGTGATGCGGATTGTAAGGTCTTTTAATCTTCTTACCATCCGACTTTGAAAAATACTTAATGTAGTATTTATTCTGCATTTTTCTCCTTTCCAAAAATTCTATTCCACGAGTCTCTGTATAAATCATTCGATGGTCTTGATACACCATCAAAAGTTCTACCCGCTTCTCGTCTTAATTTTTTTATATCTCTCTTCTTAACATCTTTATCACCACGACCTGTCATTGGTTCTATGTAACGTCTACCTTTTTTCATTTTAATTTAAACTCCAATCCAATTACAACTCCATAAGTTCCATCAACTTCATAACCAGGAGCAATAAACCAATTATTTTTTTTATATCTAATCATAGGAAGTATGTCTTCACTTTCATAACCAGTGACTAATCCTAATTCAAGACCATTGTGTTCCATACCAACATAACTAGATATTCTATCTTCACTATTATAATAAGATCCTGATATTAAAGCATCTTTTTGACATCTGACATGTGGATGATAGTTATTATAATTTCCTTCAAGTCCTACATGTAATGATAATGCAAAGAGTAAAGACAGACAGCTCATTTCACGCTCTCCTTGTTTTCATAAATATTAATAAGTCCTGGCACATCCACTTTATGTAATATCCCATCTTTATTTTTAAATACAACTGTTGCATCTTCGGCTCTATACATAGGGTGCATGTCTAATTCTTCATTAAGAGCTTCAGCTTTAATTATAACATAAGCTTTATTAGATTTTTTAAATTGTTCTTGCCTGTATATTTTATCTTTGTTTGCACTATGCAATTCAAAATGTATATCATCTAATTGTGTCATTTAATGCAACTTGACATCATCACCTGTAACAGGATCAACATAATTATTAGGTTGAAGAGTTTCGGGCTCATGTACATAATATTCTCCTTCCGAATCACATTCCCAACATTGGTGAACGTTAATTTCTTTTGGATCTTCTCTGTCTGTTATTCTCACAAAGCCATTGCCATTACAAACGTTGCAGATGGCCTTGTGTACTCTATACTTCTTTAATTTTACCATTTAGTTTTTTCGCTTTCTCATTTGTTAACGCTTCAATTGTTTTACTTATAGATAATTTTGCATCTGGTAATAAAACTTTGGACAAAGCAATCAATGTCTTGTATGTTCTGTGAGTTAGGGAAACATTTCGGTATTTTGTTATATCAGTCATAGTTCCTTTCATTTATTTATAATGACTATATAGGATTTAAGTAGGAGTTGTCAATGGTTAAATTTACATTAATAATATGGGTGTGTTCTTTTTTAGGGCCCTATGATTGTGCACCCCCAATACAAAGCACTACTTTATATAATAGCTGGTATGAATGCAGTCGAGCTGCGCATCAGCAATCAATTAAAATGTTATCTAAACTCGGATATAAAGAAGTTAATAAAAATAAAGTTGCCACTCGTTATATGTGCAAAGAAATAGATAGTATTTGACAATGTGGCAGAATTGTGTTAAAGGAATTTTCTTACCTTTAATACCTATTCTATCGCTCTCTCTTTAGGATAGGTACATCAACATAAATAGACTTAATATTATTATAAATCCAAGACTTAAAAAAAATATTAAAAAGAAATTATCCACAAATAAATCCTTGCCAGGTCCCTGGTCCGTGATTCATGTACCATATATTTTGTTCTTCGTTATAAGTTGCATGTTCAATTCTTAACTTATTACCATAATCAAGACACTCCATCACTGTGCCTTCAAATGGAATTGATGGTAATTTTAGTTCTCCATTAAATAGAAGAATTATTAATGTTATTTCTTTGACCATTAGTCTTTAGCATCATATTTCCTCGTACCCCAACTTATTATTTTTTTAATTCCTGGAGCTTGAACATCTAACGTGACACCGTAACGACGCCATGCTTTTTTCATTAGATTTAACTCTAATATTAAATCAGCCCACTGTTTGCTTGATGCACCTTTAGCAGATACTGTCGCTTTTTTCTCTTTCATGCCCTATATATAGGATATTATTTGATGTTTGTCAACGCCCTTGGCCACGATATTTTTTCTTTCTTTGCCTTTTCTCGTGTTTATTTAAGTTTTTTTTGTGTCTTCCTGGCCGTTTACGAGGCTTATCTGCTTTATAGGTACTAACACCATAAAGCGGTTTTTTCTTAGCCATTCTTAGGTGCTTCGAATCTTATCTGTTCAGGGTTGTTTACGTGTGGAATATATGAAATTTTACCATTAACGTGTTGTCTTAGATCAGATCCGCAAGTAACACATCTAAAAAAATCCCGTGTGACAGAAACAAGTATAGTGTTTTGAGCACATGTAGGACATACTCCGTTAACTACTTCCGCTTTGAAATCAATATCTCCAAACATTAGTTTGCCAATGGGTTGCTAGTGCTAACCTTGATTTCTTCTATTTGAACTTTAAGTAGTTCAATTTCTTTTTCATTTACTAAAGTTTTTGTGTGAGAATGGTCAACTGGATGATCATGCTCTACTAAATCATGTTTGTGCTGTACAAATTCATGAGTATGAGACGTGTCAACATTTTCTAATTTAGAAACTTTTTCTTCTAATACTGCGATAGCACTTTCAATTGTTGAAGTGTCAATAACAGTTTCTTCTCTAGCTTCTATTGCATCTAATTTAGTTGTGATCTCACCATACTTAATAAAACCGCCACCGATTGCAACGATAGCCGCGATCAGTGCAGCTATTCCTGCGAGTTGATCTTTAAGTTTGCCCATTAGGAGTTTTTTCCGTAAGCTCTTCCGCCACCTTTTTTAGCAAGTCTGACGCATCCGCCACTTTTGTGGGGTCTTCTTTCTGTTTTCTTAGTAATCCATTCTTTAGATTCATACTCTTCTGGTTTTTTTAGTTTTATCCACTCTTTAGGATCTTGTTGCTTTTTAGGATCATATGTAATCCAATCTTTTTTCTTTTTTTTAGTAATCCACTTCTTAGGATGCACAATTTGTATCTCCTTATTTGGGTCTACTACAATCGTTTTTATTTTATCACCCATTTTTTAACATCTCCAGTTCAATTAAAAGCTTTTGTTTCTTAATATTTAATTCATTAAGTTTACGTGCTTTGATTTCTATCTTATCATTTTGAATATAAGTTGCAAGACTTGTATTTGGATATAGTTGTCTAGGATCGAAGATATTTAACTGATCTAAATATATGTCTTTTGGCTTATAAAACACTGCATTTTGATACATATCCAGGGATGCTTGTTCACTTGTCATAGCCTGCATTTTTATGATATTCTTTACCGCTAAATTTTTAGAAATATCCTTAATATCCTTGTCAACTTTATCCATTATTCTTGCAAGATTTTTGACGATAGCTTTTTTCTGTTGTATCTTTTTTTGTTTGGCAAGCTTCTTAGTCTGAACAGTGGATGTTGTAGCAGTTTCGCTAGTAGGTTCCTCTTCTTGTGCTTCTTCTTCGAACGTTTCTTCATTCTCTGCTTCTACCATTTCAGTAGGCTCTTCTTCAACTGCTTCTTCTTCAGCCATTTCAGTAGATTCTTCCTCCATAACCTCTTCTTCAGCCATTTCAGTAGATTCTTCAGCCATTTCTTCTTCTTCAAATGTTTCAGTCATCGCGGGTTCTTCTTCAAAAGTTTCTGTAGTGAAACCTTCTCCGTCCTCGGTTGATTCCATAAATATGGGTCCATCTGCCTCGACGAACGATTCCTCAGATGAAAATTCCTCTTCTTCAGAAACCATCGGTAAGAATGCATCAACGATTTCGTTTGTTTCTTCATAAACCTCCTCCATCATTTCATTATCTGTAAATTCAATCATTGGACCATCTTCAAATGTCATACCCTCATCTTCCATGAAGAACTCTTCATCCATTTCCATAAAAAAATCCTCTATAAATTCTTCTGCAAATGTAAATGTTTCCATCTCCATTTCCATATCAAACTGTGGTTCTTCGTCAAAAGTAAAATATTCTTCTTCAAAATAGAATTCTTCCATGTCATCAAAGACTTCATCTTGTAAATCATCTAATACATCTTCAACATCATCCAGTGCATCTGATGTATCTTCATCTAACACAGTATTGTCATAAGTCATTGTAAGTTTAGCACCTAAAAGATTTGGACCACCTCTACTTGCTGTACCTGTATTATTATCAGTACCACTCCAGGACCAATCTACTTTGTTAGAACCCGTATTATTATAAATAACTTTATCATTGTATTGACCACAATCAGCTGAAACACCTGCAGAAGAAGAGGTAGGATAACCATTACAGTTTCCTTTAAACCCATCTATATCTGTTCTTGTTTGAGTAGTGGTAGATAAAACTGTACCGCTTGAATCTTTTAATTTAATTGTAACTGTATGAGAATCTGTGGCTCCTGTGTCACCTTCACAATTACCAGCTTCGTGATCACAGTTTGCAACATCTATATGACTGTTAAGAGTAATACCATTGTCTAACATGTCCTGAGTACGATCAGTATTAGTTAAGGCAATATCGTCTTTAGATAATGTGGCGGTACCTGTAACTTCAAAGTCTCCGCCTACGCTCCACTTGTATCCACAATTAGATTGAGAAGTGGGACAAGTGACAGTAAATCCATTTACGACAGTGCCATTGGAAACGTATCCGGAACTGCCAGGATTAATTTGATCTGTAGAACTAGAATTCCAGTCTACACCATCTCCAGCGTTAGGAAGTAAGTTATTTGTTGTTATCTCTTCTGCTGAAGTTGTAAGGGTTAACATCATCAGCAAAAGTGTTAATACGATAGACCGCATAAGCCATCACTCCTATAAATATAATTAACCAAATCATTCTAATATTAAAGAAAGTATTTTCTTCTCACCCATGTATATTTCGGTGTTGGCCTTAGACTTGATGCATTTATATATAACTCTATCAGCAGGTTTTTTGTCCCTCATCGCGTAGCGCTTGGCCTTAAGACATTGGCTGAGGGTGGGCTGAATACGATGTTCTTTAATTTCATGGTCCCAGATTAAAAGCAGGGCGAACACAGTCTCTATCATTGATGGCCTCCATTAGCAAAAGTTCTTTGCTTATCTTTTAGTTTTTCAATGTCGGATAATATCTTCTCTACGTCCTTTTGTAAACGTTGAATATTTACGGTATTTGACATCATATCCTGCATTGCTGTTTCTATTTTTTCTA